TCCAGTTAACCAATATTCAAAACTTGTAGTACCTGATGAAATTTTTAATTTATCTCCGTGTGCATCAATTATTTGTTGCTTTTCCATTTCTAATGCTTGTTCAAACATATCATCTGAAGGCTCTAAGCACTCAAATAACATTTTACTTCTTAACCACTCTACTGCTGTCATAATATTATTTATTTAGTATTTCGTTAATTTCTAATTCTTGTTGTGCAGTTAACATAAATGATTCTTTTAATTTTCCTATAATTTCAACCTCTCCATTTTCTAAACGTTCACAAATTTTATTAAATTGCTTTTCATTAATTAATTGTTTAGGCTTTTCAGCACTTGCTTGTTGTCCATCATCGTCCTGAGATTGCATAGATAAAAGATTTTGTAAAGTGTAACGACGAAAATAAGTAAGGCAGCTCCCAGTTGCTTGTGCGGTTAATCCTAAAGGAAGTGTTAAGTAACTTTCAATAAAACTTCCGTCTTCCGCATCTATTATTCTAGTGTATTGTTTACCGTCTTCTATTGGTTGTAATAGAAGCAAACCATGACTTAATAGTACTGGCTCAACTGTATCAATTAATGCGTTTATATCAACGTATTTGTTTTTAAAGTGTGGATTGGTTGCGTTTTTAGTTGCTTTACCAATTTCTTTCTTTGCTTCTAATAATTTTGTGTAATTTTTCATAATTCGTTTTCAATTTGTAGATTAATTCTCTCCTTAATGTCAATGATTTGATTTTCGTCAAACAAGTCTGAAACTTCCGTTTCCTGAACGTAAATAAACAAGTCATACATTTGACCGCCTGACTCTGGCTCGTGTTCTGTTTGCTCAAAGATTGGGTAAATTTCAAATTCGCATCTTAGTTCGATGCCTCTGTAATCGATTTTTGTTTCCATAATTTTTAGTATTTAGTTATTAATACTGCAAATCTACGAAACTTATTTTAATAAAAGGTACTTTTTATTATTTATTTTCACAAAAAAAAGCGAGTAGTAATAAAACCACTCGCCTTAATTAACTAAAACACCTAAAATTATGAATGAATCAAAGATACTATAATTTTTTAAGCATATATAAATTTAGTGTCATTTTTTAAAGATCCATTTAGTTTAGCTCTTAATGTACTATAATTATATAAATTAAAGTCAGAACATTCTTTTATTGAATTATAAAATACTCCATTTTCTATGTTTAAAATTATCTTACTCATACTTAAATTAGAATGTCCTTTTTTACCTTTATTGTATGGTGTTTTACCTATTTTAGATAAACTAATTTTTCTTCTTGTTTCTACAGTATGCTTTTTTCCGTAAAAACTATTTAATTCTCCCTTTTTACTATCGGACATTTTCTTTTTAGTTTCTTTTGATGCACCTATTTTTTCTTCATTATTTTTAGGTAGTATTAAATTTAAACCATTAATATTTAAAACGTCATATAAATCTCCGTAATATCTTTCTCTTTGATATATTACACTTAAATCACATAACTCTAAAATTTCAATATTATGATTATTAAATCCGTATTTTTTTAATGAATTATAAAGTTTAGTTTGACCTTTACAATTCAAAGATTTATAATATTTAATTCTATTATTTATATTAATTGAAGAACCTATATAAACTTTATTAGATGGACTTGTAATTTTATAAATACCTGTCATAAACAAAAAAGCCTTATGAGTCAGAGGTAGAAGTCTCTTTCCCATAAGGTCTAATATAATTTCTTAACTGTTGCTTCTACTCAACGAGTATAAAGATAACTAATTACTTTTTAATAAACAATGTTGCTTCCGCTTTTCTTCTACGAACTAATCCATTTAATACTTTACCACCACCCATTATATAATGGGAGCATAACCAATTAACTATGTTCATTTCGCTATGTTTGTTATTGATCATAGAGAATAATGTCTTTGAACTTCCACAATTCCAACAGAACGAAACTAAAGCATCAAATTGATTTTGATTTAACGGTACTTTAATAGCATCTAAGACAGTCTTTTCGTATTTAGGTAATAAGTCTAAAAACAATTTATTCGCTTCGTCTTGTGTTATCTTATCGCCTATCTTGACTTTATTACCATTTGTGTAATAGGTATTCCCGAAGCCAATCGTGTTAACTCCAGCACTACATTTGTATGCGTTTAATTTGCACCCCTCGAATGACTTAATTAAATCTATTCCTACCTGACTTGTTTTCATTTTGTTCTATTATTAATATAACTACTATTGCTAATAATATAGCACTTGCCGAGATCATTGTTTAGTCAATTTCGATATTGCACTAACTGTTGTTCCCACCGTAACCAATACAGCACCAACTGAAGCAGTCACTGGAAAACTGATTAAAGCACCGCCTATGATACCAATTCCAATACCGATATTAATTAATTTCTTAAAAAATCTAGGTGTTTGGCTATTCCATCTTTTTGTTATCTCTTTCATATTATTTATATTTTATATTTGCAAATCTTCCGTTTAATGCTTCAAATGTAGTTAACATATCTTTAGGTAGCAAATCGATACCCATCGAATACATCTCATAACACGCTAATATTTTCTCAAAGTTGTTTTTATGGTATGAAGAAGAAAAAATACCGTTTATTCTGTTTTGAAACGATACAACAACATCGTATCTAAATTTCTCAAACAATTCAATTACATAGTCAACATCTTCATTATTGATTCCTTTCTCTAACCAAAACGCTCGTATTTGTTTGATATACTCTTGGTGCATTCCCCACATTTCAGAAAGCACCAATTGCTTTAATTCATCACTAGATATTTTACTAAAATCGTTATCTAAAAATTCAACAAATTTATCCATACAGACGTTGCATTTAAACTTTGCGAAATCTGTACACATTCTAGACTTATTCGCATCAAACACTCCATTGGTGTAGAATTTCATGTGTGAAACGTCTTGCTTAACCCTCTCCAAAGTGTTGAATATATCGTGCGATTTCAAATCCTTAATATCATTCTCTTTGCTCCATTTTCTAGTTATCAACTTACTAATATCCTTGTGAAAGTAGTAAACTATCATACCTACTATTATAATAATGAATAGTAGGTATGGAGGTAAATTAATATGTGTTAGAAAGTCGAACATTAAAATAGCGGTGTTTGTGGTTTAGGGAAATATTCAGAACTAGTTAAATCTTTAACAAATAACAACTCACTAGGGCATTCGTCAATATACCATAGACCTACTATTAAATAAAATTCATTCTCAGAAATTAAATAATTATCGTTTGCATCTTGAATAGGCTCAAATTTAATATATCCATTATTAGAGTTAATTAATACTTGCCTTTGATCGTTTGTAATTAAATAAATGTTAGTAGCCATATCTTGTTTTAAATTCGTTAAAATCTGAAGTTACCTGACTCAAAGAAATAGCTTCTTGGTAATACTTAACTATACCAATACTACCATTAAACCATAAATCTCCATTTCTTTGACCTACAAAAACTTTATTCATTGAGTACAATATACCACTCAAACTAGGATTAGTTGAAGTACCTTCTAAATTGGTATTAAGATAAAGTTTAGTAGTCTTAGTTGCACCATCATAAGTAAAACAAGCCTGATAATAAGTGCTTGTATTGATAGTTGTTGTACCTGTTACAATATTACCATTACCACTAGTATCTTGCACTCCGCCACGAATAACACTACCTTCAGTTCTTAAAAATTGATTACCATTTGAATTTGAATTTCTACCAAATAAATTAGCACCACCAGAAGGCAATGAATTAGGCTTTAACCAAACAAGATACGAAAATGAATTAGTAGCGGTATTAGCAGTTTCAGAAATCATTGTATCAAAATCTAAATACTGATTTGTTCCATTAAAGGTAAGTAAACCACTTGAAAAACCAACACCATTAACTAAAACTCCATCATTATCGTTTGTTGTTAAATCATAAATATTTGTCCCACTTCCTGAGTAAGATAAAGTATTACCAGCATCTATAAATAACTTCAAAGAAGTTGGATAAGAAGGAGCTGAAGCCCTATTCATACTATTTATTAAACCGTAGTACATATTATGCTTGCTGATTTAAACCGATTATATCCCATTTTGCATCAGTACTATTATAAATAATACCTAGATACATCGTTTTACTTATTACTGTTGTTGTTGGTAAAGTAACTCCTATCGCTCTATAATTAGTGTCAAATGCTATTGTTCTAGCAGTTGCGTTGTCTTTAATACGAATCATTAAGGCTTGACCCTCTGTAAATGTACCAGTTGGATTTGCTAACGTTAACCCTACTGCTTGAGCAGTAATAATTACTAAGTCGTTTGCACTTGTTGGTGTTACTGTTGCTGAACTTGTTACTGTTTGAACTCGTGCGTTTAAGAAAGTTTGATCACCCGTATTTGTACCGCTTGAAGTTCCTGAGAAAGTACCACTTTGAGTTGCTAAAGTTCCTAATCCTGAAACATCTGTATTTGCAATACTAGCCCAATTTGCATCACCATTAGCAGTAACAGATTTTAAAAATTTTCCGCTTCCTTCCGTTCCATCTGTTAATTGAATAGAGTAATTTGTCGCTCCCCCAGTTGCACCAAAAACCGCCCCTTTATTTGTTCCACCAGCACCCGTTGCACTTGCGTTAACTCCAATCTTAACACCCGTTACACTTGTTGAAGTAAATGAACCACCAACACCATTTGCACCGCTTGAACTTCCTGATATACCAACACCAGTTGCTTGCGAGTTTTCTCCAACTAAAGTAACATCTGTTGAATTTGATGATACTTTAACTAGGTTGTTTGCTACTGGAGTTGTGCCTATACTTAAAGTTGTTCCGTTGTCTTGAATTAATGAACTTGTTATTGCTGATGAACTGCTCCATTTTGTTAAACGGTTCGTTGTACCACCGCTCAGCAAAGGTTGGTAGCCGCTTAAGTCTTGGTCGCCCGTGTTAGAACCTGACAAAGTAGTAATGCCTAACTTTGTTTTAATGGTTGTAACCGTTTCATCACCCGTATTTGTGCCTGAAGTATTACCTATTAATGTACTTTCCGCACTTGTTATTAAACGACTACCTACAACTTTGTCTACCTTTAAATCTAAAGCATCAAAAACAGCATCCTGACTTGGTGCTGTTGTAGTAACTCCGTTAGTAATAGTTTGAGCCACCGCAGCACCAACTAATTGGTTGCCCGTTACACTTTTTAAATCATAATCTGTTCCATTTGAAACACCTACTATAACTAAGTCATTTGCTCCAATATTAGAACCTTTAGCGGTTAACTCGCTTATTTTTTTTATTACTGCCATTAATTTATAATTTTAATTTCAATTGAATCACTGCTTAATAAGTCATCTGCTAAAGCACCCGCACCAGTCCAAGTTTTAATTGTTATAACCGTTGTACTTGTAATTTCGTACTGAAATAATCGGTTGTAAGCCCCACTACTTTTTTGAAAGAAAACAAACGTATTATTTGCTGTAAATTCTGCTACTGAGTTTGTTAAGGTGTAAGTTCCTGCTGATGTTCTTGCAAGTGTAATCGTTCCCGTTAATTGCGAATAACCGCCAGTTACTGTTGGTGCTGCTGTTCCCGATTGACTTATATTTGTTATATAAACTTTGTACGGTACAATTTGATTACCTAGTATTTTTTTAGTTGTAAATATCGTACCATTCCAATCGTCAACAACCATTACATCGGTAGATTTTAAGGCTCCCGTTTTTGCTGTGAAATCTGTAAATTTTCTTTCTATTGACATATTTTTTAAACGTAAATTGTTTTAATTGTGTTTAGCCTAAATACCAATTTGTTAAATCTGTTTTTATTTTAGGTGCTATATCTTCGTCAATATTTGTTAAATATTCGGGAAACAAAGGGTAGTTAAATGACATATATTTTATAAATCTTTCAGCATAGTTTTCAGCAATTTTGCGTTCTTTTTCTACCAAATAATCTACTTCGTTTTTGCT